TGGAGTAAACGACTGGGTATTCCTGAACTAACTCCCAGATGGGTATTGCAGCACTGGGGAACTGAAGTGGCTCGCAATCATTTTCATGACGATATTTGGATCGCCAGCCTAGAAAACAAGATTACACAAAGCAAAGATGATATCGTAATCACTGACACCAGATTTCCCAATGAACTTGCTGCTATCAAGCGAGCCGGTGGAACAACTATCAGAATCACACGAGGGCCTAAACCCATTTGGTACGATGACGCAGTTGCAGTCAACAGGGGAGATGCCCACATTGGCTGGATACTGGCAAAGAGCCGTCTTTGGGATGCCAAGATTCACCCCAGCGAATACATGAGTGTGGGATTACACTATGACTATGAAATTGAAAATGATGGCACGATAGATGATTTACACACCAAGATAAAAACTATCATGGCCTGTTAGGGATCAATTTCTAAATCACCCAGCTTCCAAATAGGTTCTTTGCGCTTTACCACTTCAATACAATTTAAGCAAATGGTACGTAGATTCACTAACTCATTGTTAGTTAAGTTACCGTCAACGTGAAATACTACCATTTGACTGTCATATATTCTTCTAAACCCACATAAGTCACAGCCAGTCTTTTTGGTATAGCCCAGCTTCTTCCAAGTAGGAACAGCTGGGCGTATGCCTTTGTTCTTGCGGATACAGTCATCACATTTACTGCGAAAATACCGCACTCCTTTGCGATAATAGTTGGCAGCACAGTGATTTTTGTTGCATACTGGGCACATGGGTCGGTTCATACTGTTATTTATAGCAGCTCTTTATAAAGAGTAGCAACCACGTGTTTTATGGAAATAAACATAAATAATACTATCAACAGGGAGTTAACCCTCAAAATCATAACATAAAGGAAATTTTAAAATGGCATTAGTATCCCCAGGCGTAGAAGTAACCATCATTGACCAGAGTCAATACGCACCAGCAGCCTCTAATTCAGTACCACTTATCATTCTTGCAACTGCACAGAATAAGACAAATGCAGCAGGAACTGGCGTAGCAGTAGCTACCACCTCTGCCAACGCTAACAAATTAACCCTGATATCATCATCGCGTGATTTGGTCAACTTATACGGAAACCCATTCTTTTACAAGACTACAGACGGAACTCCTATTCAGGGGTACGAGTTAAATGAATATGGTTTATTAGCTGCATACTCATTGATGAGTATAACTAACCGTTGCTACGTACTGAGAGCAGATATTGACCTAGCCAGCCTGGTGGGAGCAGTTGGACGTCCAACTGGCGCGCCAGCAAATGGAACCTACTGGTTAGACACCACTTCAAGTGCATGGGGAATTTACGAATTCAACCAGTCAACTGGCAAGTTTACCAACAAGATACCAACTGTGATAACCCTCGACGATTCTATGTCAGGTGACACTCCCAAGAACACTATAGGTAATATAGGCGACTACGCAATTGATGCTAGATATACACAATTACCTGATCCATTAAACGAAGCACAATATTTTTATAAGAATTCGTTTAACCAATGGATCCGATTAGGTGGTGATGCATGGTTAAATTCTATACCAACTGCCACTGGAACAGGCGACATCAGACTAGCTAGCTTCGGCGGCGATCTAAGCTCATCACAGCAATTGAATATTGTTGGTAGCACTTTTACTATAAATGTAAATGACGAATATAACGTGACAGTTACCGTTTCAGGTAATACAGCAGTTGACGTTGCCAATGACATAAATCAATTGGGATTGGACAGAATCAGTGCAGGAATAGACAGTTCCGGTAAATATGTAGTAGTATATTCTTCCTCGCCAGCTGAAGAATCATTCATTCAATTCAGCTCAGCAACCTACGGTGGCACAACAGAAACAATCCTAGACTACTTGGGATTAAGTTCTACAACCAAGTACTATCAACCTGACATAGCCTACGGTACTTCAGCAGAAATGCCAATGTGGACCGCAGGGCAAACCAGCCCACGCCCAACCGGATCTGTTTGGATTAAGACCAGTGCAGCTGGAGCTGGTATCAGCACAGTGCTAGCACAATATAGCAGCACTACTGAATCCTTCGTTCAGAAAAATGTAAAACTATATACAAGCATCACTGATGCAAACTATCAATTAGATGGAGCAGGCGGTAAGAATATTGCAGCAGGCACCGTAGTTGGTGACTACTCAATGGCCATGGCAGTTCCAGGTAGCCCAGTTTACTTGTACGAGCGTACCACTAAGGGCGCTACAGTGGTAACAGGAACCATAACTAATCCTACATTTACATACGGCGATCAGTTGGTAGTCAGAGTTTCAACAGTTGGTTCTGCCGTGTTGAGTACTCCCTACACATTGGTAATTCCAGGTGAGACTGCTGCTGATTTTGTCACTGCATGGTCAGGCGCGAGTATTCCAAATACCACAGCAGCAGTTACAGCAGGTGGCGCCATACAACTAACCCATACTCTGGGTGGTGAGATTGTACTAAGCGTACCTGGTAACAACTCTAATCAAGCTGTACTAGAGGCCGCAGGATTTATCCTTGGTGCAACCACTGGCATCAGTCGTAGGCACATAGCCAGCATCACCAATAGCTCAGCACAGCAAACCAGCTCAACTCGTCCAACAGGCGGCGCTGCCGGATCAAATGCGGTGTTCAATGTGTTTGCATCAGGCAAAACATATATGATCGATGGTATTACCAGTGCTGGTATTGACTATTCAGTTGGCGATCTGATAGTTATTTCTGGTGATCAATTGGGTGGAACTACTCCTACTAATGACTTAACATTGACAGTAACTGAATTGGATTCAACTGCAGTAGCTGGAGTTGGTCCAATCATGAACAGCAATGGCGTAATTGGTGTGGCATACGTTTCAGGAGCTCCTAACTTGGGTTATTACTTGGGTGCAAGCAATTGGAACAGAATCGCATACACTGCCAATGAGGGCGCCCCTACAAAGGCACCATTAAACAAAACCAATTGGTTCTATAGCGTTATAGATCAAGTAGATATTATGATCCAAAAGCAAGGTGCATGGATCGGATATCGTAACACTGCATATGACAACCAAGGAAACCCGATCTCAAGTGGACTTAACAGCACTGACAGCGCCGGCCCAATAATTGCAACAGATGCACCAACTGTGCAGTCAGATGGCGTTTCTGCACTAGCTTACGGTGACTTATGGTTAGATTCAAACGATTTAGAAAACTATCCAGCACTATATCGCTGGCAGTCGTCAGATGGAATAGATACTTGGGTGAAAATTGATGTAACTGATCAAACTACCAATGACGGTATCTTATTTGCAGACGCTCGTTGGGGTAGTACTAGCGATATCGATCCAGCAAATGATCCTATTCCAAGCATTGCTAGCCTGCTGGTAAGCAACTATTTGGATTTAGATGCTCCTGCTGCAGGATTGTACCCACAGGGTATGTTGTTGTTCAACACACGCCGTTCGGGGTACAATGTCAAGCAATACAGAACCAATTACTTTACTGCAGCAAATTTCCCAGATCAATCGCTGCCTATCATGATTGATGCATGGGTATCTGCCAGTGGACTAAAGACTGATGGAAGTCCATATATGGGTCGCAAGGCTCAACGTCACATGGTAACAGTGGCAATGAAATCAGCAATTTCAACTAACATGGCGATTCGTGAAGAAGACACATTCATGAACCTAATGGCATGCCCAGGTTATCCTGAGCTGCAACCTGAAATGGTTGGCTTAAACAACGAGAGAAATAACACTGCCTACATCATTGGTGATACTCCACTAAGATTATCTGATCAGGCATCTGATTTGTTAGCTTGGGCCAACAACACAGTTGGTGCTGCCGGATCAGGTGAAGATGGTTTGGTTACACGTGATGAGTACATGGGCTTATTCTATCCAAGTGGTATCGCCACAGAACCCGGCGGAACAAGTGTAGTAGTGCCAGCGAGTCACATGATGCTGCGTACATTCTTACGTAATGACAGAATCGCTTATCCTTGGTTAGCAGCAGCTGGTACTCGTCGTGGTACTATCGACAACGCCACTAGTATTGGTTACATTGATGCATTGACTGGTGAATTCCAATCAGTGAAGAATCGTAATGCAATTCGTGACGTTCTGTACACCAATCAAATCAATCCATTGGCATCATTCACTGGTATTGGCTTATTGAACTATGGTAACAAGAACAGTAAAGCCACTAGTAGTGCATTGGATCGTACAAATGTGGCGCGCCTGATTTGCTATATCCGCGAAAGATTACAGTCAATCACTCGTCCGTTCATATTTGAACCCAATGATGCACTGACACGCAGTCAGATAGCAGCAGTGGTACAAACTCTGTTTGTTGATTTAGTTAGCAAACGCGGTTTATATGATTACTTGGTAGTATGTGATGGATCTAACAACACTCCTGCTGTCATTGACAGAAATGAGTTGCACATTGACATTGCAATTGAACCAACAAAAGCAGCAGAATTTATCTATATTCCAGTTCGTGTGTTGAACACAGGTGGAATCGCAGCATTATCTGGACAATAAATTGTTCAGAACCTGAGCATAAATTCATAGATAAATAATATTAAGGAGATTTAAACATGGCAACAGCATCACAATCATTGTTCAATATGACCGTAGGGGCGGATAATACAGCTAGTTCTCAAGGTCTGTTGATGCCCAAGCTACAATATCGTTTTAGAGCATTGTTTTTAAACTTTGGGGTAGGTGGTTCTACCCAAGAGTTAACCAAACAAGTAATGGATGTCACTCGTCCTTCAGTGAGTTTCTCTGAAATTCCAATTGACATCTACAACAGTAAAATGTATTTGGCAGGTAAACATGAATGGGCAGCTACTACTATCAACTTGCGTGATGACGCATCTGGTAGCGTAGCCAAATTGGTAGGTCAGCAATTGCAGAAACAAATGGACTTTGTTGAGCAAGCCAGTGCTGCTACTGGACAAGACTATAAGTTTCAGGTAAACTACGAAGTTCTAGACGGTGGTAATGGTACATTAACACCCAACGTACTAGAAACATGGGAACTATATGGTTGCTTCTTGCAGTCAGTGAACTATAACAACTTGAACTACGGTTCAAGTGAAATGGCCACTATGCAGTTGGCAATTAGATTCGACAACGCAATCCAATCACCATTAAGTTCAGGTGTTGGCGTACAAGTTGGTCGTGCATTCGGTGGTACTACAGTAACTGGTATCGGCGGCGGAAGATAATTCTCAATGGCCGGATTTATCGAGAATCTATTAGGAGATTCAGTAGGTAGAACGTTGAGTGGAGTTGCCAAAGGGTTCTTTGGCAACGACTACCTGCGCGATTTTCAACATGCGTCAAAGACATTTAGAACTGACAGTTATTCATATAGTCCTAAATTTAAGTTTTTATTTCATGTATACTTTGATATAAACACCAATCTAATCGATCCCACTAACGCAGCATTTCCTGTTGACAACCAATTTGGATTGGCAGTAAAAACAATTCAATTGCCAGCCTTCACGTTTGATACTCACACTATGAATCAGTACAATAGAAAGCGTATTGTACAAACTAAAATCAAGTATGATGACATCAACATTACGTTTCATGATGACAATGCCAACTTGATCAGACAACTATGGTATAACTATTACACTTACTATTATAAAGATGCCACTAAAGTGGGAATGGATTCCAGCCGTCAAGTGAGTCGTGGTCCAGAAAAAATAGATTACAATAAAAGAAATATATATGATTATGATATGGAATCAGTTGATTGGGGTTACATAGGCGAAAGCGCGGCAGATCAACGATCTCAGTTGGCTGGCTCATTGAGTATGAGTAAAGTGCCGTTTTTTAAATCAATCAGAATACATGGATTTAACCAGCACAATGTATCGATGTACACGTTGATAAATCCAATGATAACTGGTTTTAAGCATGACACCTACAGTTACAGTGAAGCAGGTGGTACAATGGAAAATAGCATGACCATTGGGTATGAAACTGTCAAGTATGCAGCAGGCGCGATTGATGGTCGAGATCCCAGCTTGGATGATTTTGCAAATCCTGCACACTATGATAAAACAGTGAGTCCTATAGCA